AGCATCTTGTGTCCTTTGCGCAGCACGTTATCGATCAGGCAGGGCGACAGTTCCGGCAGGTCGTCCCACACGTTTTCCAGGCTTTCCGGCTCCGGCAGGTTGTCGTTCACGCTCTCAATCCACTCGTACCATTCGTTCCACGACCCCTTGCCGATGTCCGTGTCAACGATGTACTGCTTCTTCCCGTTCCGCTCGACACCCGGCATCCTGGACAGCCTGGACGGGTTCTTGTTCTGCGTGTCCACGTTCATCCCGTTCTTCTTGCAAATCTCATATAAATAATCCACGCGATTCCTATACTCCGCGTAATCGGCCGCCTCCACCCTGACAATCGCGTGCAGGCTCTTGTTCCCGCTATGCACGAGGCACGCCACCGGCAACTCCAGTTCGCGGATGATCGCGTTCTGCTTCTCAATCTCCATGCTGTCCGACTCCACCAGCGCGTACCGAAACTCCGTCACGTTTTCATTCTTGCAGTCTCTTCCATCCAACGGGTTAAACCTTATCCAGGCTCCCGCCTCCGAATTATAGTCACCCAAAACCGCGCCGATGTCGTCGCGGTTCTTGTTTAATTCCTCTATAAGTTGTCCAGCGGTTCGGTCGTAGTTCCCCTTCTTGGGAACCCATTTTGTCACGCCATCGTCATTCGTCTTTTTCCAGCTTTCCGTTACGTACCCGACATTTTCACCCGCCTCGAACAACGTTTCAAGATATTGGATGATTTGCCCCGCCGGATCCCAGTCCTTCGGCTCGTGCGTCTCCCTTCCTTCTATCCATCCGCTGTCCACGACGACACCCCCCGCGCTGACTTCCTCGTCCCACCCCAACGCTTTTCCGATACCGTCGTGGCCGCCGGGACTCCACCCGTGCTCCATCGCGATTTGCACGATGGTCCCGCCCGTGACGGGGGTGGCGTTTCCATGGAAACCGTTCCATTTCTTGAAGCACTCACCCGCATGGTACCTCGCGGCATCCTGCCTGCTCCACTCGTCCCAATCCGAGGCGGAATATCCCTCATGTTTCAGTGCCATCCCGACGGAACACCATTCCTGGTAGTCCAGTTCGGCCGGATTGATATTCTTCAATATTTCCCTGATGTCCGTTCGCTGCTCCATCTGTCATGCTCCTATCGTTATTCCGGTTTATATTCGGCTGGACTTATGTCGCGCGGCACCCTCCATCCATTCGCCGCTACTCTGTCTATCAGCTTCTTCGCTTGTTCAAACTGCCACGTCCCCACGTGCTGAAAACCATACCGCTCTAGGCAACGTATCTGCTTCGGGGTCGTAAGCCCCTCTTCCCTGCGCATGTTCAGGCGGTTCAACAGCTTGGATGCCTTGCCCGCGTTCTCGATCTCGTCCGGCAGGATTCCCAGCTTTTCCAACGCCCGTATCTGTCCGTCGGAGGGCGGCGCCATTTCCCACCCGAAGGCCGGTACGTATCCCGACAGATCTTCCGCCTGGATGCTCATTTCAAACAGCAATGGATCCACCAGCCTCTTCTTCCGGGTTCTCATTTCCGCCAGCTTTTGCGCCAGGGACGCCTCCCGTTGTGCCACCACGTCCTCCGAGGCCGTGTTCTCCGCCTCCACGATGTTAAGCGGGCATCCCGCATCCTTTTCCAGGTTCTCCGTCATCTTCCGCGCGACTTCCTCGCTCTCGCAGATAAGGTGTGCCGGATGGCACAGCTCGTGCCGTTCCGTGTGCCACAAGAAATCCAGTAACAACAAGTGTTCCTTCCCCGGAGCCAGCCGCGTCCCGCGCCCGACCATCTGGCAGTACAGGCTTCGCACCTTTGTCGGCCGCAGGACGACGATGCAGTCCACGTCCGGGCAGTCCCACCCTTCCGTCAGCAACATCGAGTTGCAAAGCACGTTGTAGCGTCCCTCCTGGAAAGCCCACAAGACCTCCGCACGATCCTGGCTTTCCCCGTTGACCTCGGCCGCCCTGAACCCGTTCTCATTCAAAATGCCCTGGAACTTCTGGCTCGTCTTCACGAGCGGCAAAAACACCACCGTCTTCCTGTCCATGCAGTATTTTTTCATTTCTTCCGCGATATCGTATAGGTACGGGTCCAACGCCGTGCCGAGGTCGCCCGTCTTGAAGTCGCCGCCCTGCGTCCCCACTCCCGACAAGTCCACCTTCAACGGAATCGTGACGGCCTTGATTGGGGAAAGGTACCCTTCCCGGATTGCCTTCGGCAGGGTGTACTCGTAAGCCAGGCTCTCGAACACGCTCCCCAGGTTCTGCATGTCGCCCCGGTCCGGCGTCGCCGTCACGCCCAAAACCTTCGTTTCCGGAAAATGGGACAGTACGCGTCGGTAACTGTCGCTCGTCGAATGGTGGGCCTCGTCGATGATGATGGTCTGGAAATAATCTTCCGAAAAACGGTTCAGCCGTTTCTCCCGCATCATCGTCTGCACGGAGCCGACCACGATGCGGAACCAGCTCCCCTTGCAGGACTCCTCGGCCTTTTCCGTCGCGCACCCGAGCCCGGTCGTTTTCGCTATCTTGTCGGCCGCCTGCTCCAACAGTTCTCCCCGATGCGCCAGTATTAACACCCTGTCGCCATTCCTGACACATTGCTCCGCCACCTTGGCGAACACGATTGTTTTCCCGCATCCGGTCGGAAGTACCAGGAGCGTCTTTTTCACGCCCCTTTCCCATTCATTGAATATGGAGTTTTCCGCTTCCTGCTGGTAAGGCCTAAGTTCCATCAAAATTCACCTGCCTTGTACGTTTTGAGTTGCTTTGGCAGCCATTTCTTTACATGGTTGTACTTCTTTGTCGAATCCTTTCTGTCCGTGGTAACTTCCAATGTGACGCGTCCCGTCGCCTGCGGTACAATCGGCCAATTCGGCTTGAAATGCCCATTTATTTCCGGCACGCCGAGGGCGCACCAGAACTCTGCCAGCCTCCACTCCATCTTGCTGGACAATAAAAGATTCTCCGTTAACGTCGTGGATCCTTGCGGCGCGTCTACTCGTAACTTTAAGATGGCCTTGTTACATGGCGCTATCTTGTCGCTTCCCTCGAATCTGCCGCGCTCAAAGCTCTCAATTACGAAGTCGTAATCCCCCTCCGGCAATATGATGTATTCCTCGCCTTTTGCTACCTCGTCGTCCCATCCCAATTCCTTTCCTCTCGTATCTTCCATCTGCCAATCTCCTTTATATTGAATTTATTTGTCGCCTTTCCTGCTTGCACGTTTTTTAATCAAACGGCACTTTATAATTTTTCCTCATGTCGGTTATGATGCCCATGACCTGCGGCCAAGCCGCTATTAGCACTCCGTCCACATAATCCTTTGGAAGGTTTTCGAACGGGGTTCCTCGCGGGAACACATGCCTGCTCCATACCGCCTCCATCAATTCCTCCTCGGACACGAACTGAACTTCCATCAAGTCCCTCAACGCTTTCGGAATCTTGTCACTTAGCTCGAACATCGACGGAATCTTTGGCGATGCTTTTGCCCCCGTGTCAGACCTTGCCCGCGCATCCGCTTTCGGAGTCGTCGGCTCTCCGACACGCCCGTCCGACGTGATGAACTCCATCTGCTCCGGCACGCCATCCGGAACGTCTACGAAGCTCGCCATGGCCTTTCGTTCTTTCTCTTCTTTTTCATTTACATTCCGTTTGTCGGACGTTTTTTCCGCATGCGTGGCGATTGATTTGCCCGCCGGACTTGTTGCAACCGTAACCGGCCGTTCCGTCGTGTTCATGGTCGCCGGTCGCGCGGCTCCCGTTTCCATTTCTGGACGGGATGATGCTTGTGGTTCGAATATGTGCGCAATCTCCACGTACTCAAACGGAATCTCATCGGCCAACCCGTAACGATTCTTCGCGTCCCAACACGGATGGTGCTGCGTATACATGACGCGCCTTCCGCCCTGGGCCTTGTGCTTTTTCCCCTTGTCGTCAACGGCCACGGAGTATGTCTTATAATTTGCAAAGAGCAGCATGTCCGCCCACTCCTTTACGAGCGGCGACGTCTGGGAGGACGTTTTCTTGCCAAGCTTCAGCTCGTATCGGTCATACGCACCCATTTCATCCGGCTGCTCGAACTTCCTCATCTGCGAATGTGCCGTCAGCACGACGTTTACACCCTTTTCAACGACATCCTCCAGCGTGTTCAAGAATCGCCCGAATTCCTCCCTGACGTACACGTATCCCGTCCCGTATCCGAACTCCTCGATGCCCGACTTATGGTGCTTGTCACAAATCTGTTCTACACACATCTGTTCCGCCCAGTCGACCGTGTCAATGACCAGCGTCCCGCACTCGCCCGGGTTGTTCTTGACATAATCAATTTCCTCCAAAAGCATCGTCCATGACGTGGGACGCGGCAGCCTCGCCACGTCCATTTCCTTCGTGCTACCTTCCGTGTCTATGAACACGGGGTCTGGAAATTTGGCCGCGAAAGTGGACTTCCCTATTCCTTCGGGACCATAAATCACGGTTTTCTTCGCCCCCGCTATCTTTCCTCTCGTTATTTCCATCAGAATTCACCCGCCTTCCATTTCGGGGCTTCCACGGTTTCCGCCTCATGCTCCCGCTCTACCACGTACCCGTCATCGATGATGATGCTGCACTCCCCGCCGGTGCTCACCCGCGTGGCGATGGCCTGCAGCCCTTCCCGTTCCAGCCACTCCCCGAACTCGTTCAGGGTGTCCAGATCCATCTGCTCCAGCTTGTCCAGCAGGACGAACCCGCACTTCGGGTTCAGCTTGCGCACGATGGCCGTGGAGACCTTCAATCGATCCGAGCCGGACATGTTGTCCCACTTCTGGCCGTTGTACACCAGCTCGCCGTCATCCACGGACAGTCCCGGCAGCGGCAACTCGTGGGATTGCAAAAGCTTCGCCTTTTTCTTCCTGACATCCTCGATTTCTCTCGTGTATGCCGCGTACTGCTCCTTGTACTCCCGCGCGTCATCCTCCGCCTTGTCCTTGTCCATGTTCGCCCGCACCTTCCGGTTGATTTCCTCGATCTGCTCGATGTTCTGCTCCAGCTCCGTCGTCGATTCGTCCTCCAGGTCTTTCACGGATTTAACCGCGATTGCCACGTCCTGCTCGGCCTGGGCGAGCCGTGCCTGGTACTTGTCCAGTTCCTCCTGCAAGGATGTTACTTTTTCTTGCAGCCGGTCCCTTTCCCCTTGCAGGCGGAGCGTGTCCGCCCGCTTCCTCTGGTTCTCCCCGTTCCTCGCCAGGATTTCCTGCTGTTGCCTGATTAATTCCGACGCGGAAACCAGCTCGTTGGGCGCGTCCGGGAAATACGGCTGTTCCTTCGCGTACTTGTCCTTCTGGTCGGCAATCCGGCCGACGGCCAGACGGTCGGCGTACAGGTCAGCCTCCTGCCTTTCCAGTTCCGCCAGCTGGTCGCCGATGCCGATAACCTTTAAAAGCGTGTTCGCCTTTTCCTTGTTGCTGGATTCCATGAAGCGTGGCAAGTCGATGGCCAACTGTTCCACGAACTCGTTCAAAATTTGCTGGCCACCCTTTTCCCCGTTCGAATCCGTCACGGTCAGGCTGCTGTTCTTTCCCTTGCGGTCAACCACGAGCCCGTTGCTCATGACGACATGCAGGTTCGGCGGAATCACGGAGCCTTGCCGTTGCGCATCGGATGGGCGGTACTTCTCCCCGCCCAACGCCCACGCGATGGCGTCCAGGACGGATGTCTTGCCCTGGTTGTTGTTCCCTCCCACGACCGTCAGGCCGTTCGCGGTCGGCTCGATCTTGACCGCCTTGATTCTCTTCACGTTTTCGATTTCAAGCTTGTTGATTTTGATACTTTCCATTTCGTCCTCCTCCGTTTCTTTTACGACATTGGTCACTTTCCTGGTTGATTGCCCGCAGGTCGTACAGCAGTACCGCCTTTTTGTCCCGCCCCAGCTCGATTTTCTTTTTCAGGTAATACAACGGACTTCTCATGATTTTCCCGACCTCCACTTCCCTGCGCCGCCGGAACCCTTCCTGCACGATGCTGACCCGGCATTCCAAGCAGACATCGCCCCGTGTTTCCCCGTGACCAACGCTCTCCCCGCAAACCCTGCATCTTTCTATCCCTATCATTCCTCTTCCATTTCCTCCATTTTCTTGACGAGGACGGACAGCGCGTCCACCAGGATTCTCTGCTTCTTAAGCAGGTTCGGCGGGCATCCACCGACATCCTTGTATTCCGCCAGCATCCTCTCGTTCGTCCTTAAAAGCCCTTTTATATCAGAAAGGTCGTACTCTTCCGGGTCGACATCAGCCTCATCGTCATCCTCGTCGTCCTTGTCGCCCGTCCCGGTTTCTGTCCCGGTTTCCGATTCCCCGATGTCAGGCTTCGGTCCGTCACCGTCCTCGACCTCATGGAAGTCCACGTCGATGACATCCCCTTCCTCCGGTTCTTCAGGGCGAGCCGCTTTCGCGTCGAGGGCAAGCGCGTCCCCTTCAATCGCCGACACCTGATCCAGAAGCCGGAAAAGCCTCGTCACGAACTTTCCCCACATGATTTGGATTTGTTCCGTCTTAAGCTTGAAGGTAATCTTGTCCGGATAGCAATAATACGGAACCCCACATTTCAGCATGCCGTTCGTGTACGAACGACCGTATTCCTCCTTGAATATTTTCGTGGCGGCCTTCTTGTCACGCCCGCTGATCACGTTCCTTATGCTGGGGTAAACCTCGGCCTCGTAAAACTCCGTCATGATTTGTGCCTCGCCTGGTTCATTTTGCAGTCCTTCCGCTTTCCGTCGCTGTATTTCCTTGAACTGTTTCACCAGCCATCCCCAGGTCATCACCTTGCTTCCGTGGGTTGTCCGCACGCCTCTCGGCTCGCTGCTGAATCTGCCGTCCCCACGGTGAAACTTGCCATACTTCTCGCTGAAATATGCCGCCGTAAGTTCGTCGCCCACCTTGATGCAAAGCCAAGAATAAAGTTCCTCGACTTCCTCCTGCGTCATGTCCGGTCTGCCGGCCTCCTCCTCTTTCTGGCGTTGCCTCTGCTCCCTTCTCCGCTGCCTTTCCTTTTCCTTGTCCTGCTCCTTTGCGATGTCGCAACGGCTGTAGCAATATGTAATGTCACATTGGAGGCAGCACGGATCCGGCTCGTTGCTTCCCGACGTTACCGGCGCCAGCTCATGGTGTAGTAGCTGGCACAAGTCCTTATGGAGGCTATGTTCCATGTATTTCTTCCACTCTTCATTATTGAGCCGGGAACACGGGAACGGGTTCCCGCAGGCCGCCGTCCTGCATTGCCGTTCCTCCTGCCGTATGGCGCAAGGATGGACGCAAAGGAAACAGCTGTGCTTCCCGTCACCGCATCCGGGCGTGTACGTGTAGGAGTGCTCCTCCCTCTCGGTTTTCGGCACGCCGAAGAAGGACAGCGGTTCCTCCTGCTTCCGCTTCATTTCCCTTATTTCCCTGACGGTCGTCTCCCGCGTCACCCTCTCCAGCTCCTCGTCCGGAAGCCCGAGCATTTCCTGCAGCTTGCTCACGCCCATCCCGATATACCGCTCGGCCATGGTCTTGCCCCCGTCCACGGAAAAGCGGGCGTTAATGGCCATGAAGCGGCTTGCGCTGGAAGTGCTAAGGCCGTACTCCCCTTTCGCGAACTCCCATATGTTCTTGTAACCGTCCTGCGCGAACATCCCGCTTTCGCTTACCTGCCGGAGCAGGTAGCCCACCACGAAGAAATCCTCCGCCGCGTTGTTCAGACGGATTCTAATTGTGTCTTTCAAATCCTGATATCCCATCAGCTCGTTTTTACCCATGACAATCCTTGTCCTTTCACCGTGCGTCTTACGCCGCGCCCCCTCTCATGGCGTTCAGCATGATTTCCATCGACCGCTCCCGGTGTTCCTGGAGCAGTGCCTCGTCGACCGTGACGGGCTTCTGGAAATACCCGCACGTCCCCGCGATGCTTCTGGCCACCTCGGGAGTGAACGGCGGTACAGTCTTGCGAAGATTTTTCTCCATCAGCTGCGTCCTCCACGCCATGTAGTCAATCCACACGTACACGTTGACACGTGTATCGGCACCCGTTAAAACGGCCTGGGGGATGTAACGCCCCCGCCTAATTTCCTCCTGGATCTCGCCGATTCTTTTGCGTACCGTGGGGACACAATGCTCGAACTCCTTCGCGATTTGCTTCGGACTCATATAGTTGTATCCCCGGATTGACTCCACATATAACACCTCACCATTACCCATAACCTGAAATCCTCCCTATTATTCCCTCGTCTGCGTCAACGCCCACATTTCCAACAAACCGATATCACGCATCCCCCTGGCCGTGTCCGCAACCACGGGGTTGGCCGCCCCCGTCATGCTATCGTGGTAGCGGTACCGCTCGACGACCCTGGCCAATAACTCGTTGCTCCACCAATCCATCCTCACCATAACCTTCTCCTTTCCCTGCATTGCCCGGCAGGGACGGGATAAAATTATGCTTATCTATATCCGTATACTGCGTATCCGTTTTTGCCACCAAGACACTTAACTCCTTTAGAGTTAATGAAGTGGTAACATTCATCTTGCGATATGGCAATCATGCCATTGCCGTAATCGCCATAAAATTCATCCGTGTCTTCATTAAACATTACTTTCTTCATTCTTCCCTTCTCCTCCCTTCTCCGTTTCGTATAACTCGCCGACACCAACGTCCAACGCACAAGCCAGTTTGAGAGCGTCGCTAACCTTGATTATCTTTCTTCCGTTGAGCTTGTTCCTTGAACCATATTGCATGAAACATGCAGACAAGATTTCGAAAAAGTGGGACAAATCATTCTGATTCCCGCTTTTTTTCCAGTTCCGCCTCCCACTCTTTCACTCGCCTTTGGTACTCCGCTTCGTCCCAAGGCTTTCCATCCCACATGGAGTCGAACTTACACTCCTGATAATATTTCCAGCTAAGAACAGCCAGATATAAAAATGCTGGAACAAGAACAATCAACGCGCCAATGTGCTGGCAAATAAATTCTCCTATCACTTCCATTCTTTTCATCTCCTCTCGTTTCCTTGTCCTCAATCGCCTCTTTAACTCTTCCCTATTCTGTGTTATCCTATCTGTATAGGC